ATTGAAGACGACGTGGATTGGACATTAAAATATAATGATTCAAATCCATTACTTCTGATTCGTTCAGGTAGTGATTTTCTTCTAGAAGGTGTCAAGGCTAGTTTAGATACAATTTGTTCTACTCTGGCTAGGTGCCTTTTTAGGAGCCTAAATAGCAGTGAGTTGAGTAAGTTCGCAATCAAGTTCCTGAAGACTCCTGACAATATTCACTATGCTCTTGAGAACAAGGTGCCTTACCACTTTTACGAAAATTGGGAAAAGGTAGTCACGAGGATGAATATTGAGGAGATTGGCGATGACACATTCGCCATTGAACTCTACGAAGGAACGTGGGGACAAATCTCTACCAAGAATCTCAACACTTTCCTGAACACATATCGTCATGGAATGAAGAGGGGTAACTGGAAGAATCTGTCACCCCAACAATTGTTCTATCGCTTGATGGATAGGCAACCAAGCGAAGCAGAACTCACTCTGATGATTGAGACCATGAAACAGAATGACCCGGAGAAGATTGTTGAAGCCCGTGCCAAACAACTCGTTGAGAATCTACTTAGTGACTATCCCGACAGAATCAAGAAGATAGAAATCCCGAAAGCAAGAGGAAATAGAGAAGACGGTGTAGTAGAAGAGTATCTTATTAGAGGAAAGTTGTGTGATTGGAAGATTGTCGATAGGGGATACAAGACTGATATCCAAGCAGTGTCATCCTTTGTCTACCAAGAGGTAACCAATAAGAATCGAGTCGAACTTAGACACGAGAATGGAACCCCTTTCACCAAGGAAGAGGTTATTGAGTTACTCTCACGTCCTGAAGTTCATTGGGATGAGGATGAATATCCCTACACTTTGGATAACGAAGGGCGATGGGCAGGACCGATTTGCATCGATAATCTGATGGGTGGTTCTTCGGTAGGTGACCAAATCGTTGCACGAGCAATGGCGTTCATGAATGACGATATGGTTGCATCAAGAGTCAACACGATTGGGAGATATCTCACCCCTGAAATGAAGAATGGAAATGTACGAAGCCCTGAGTGGTGATATGAATGGATTGGAAATGCATCGATTGCGGACATGATGAAAGTAGATTTGACGAAGATATCGGAGAACGTGAATGTACGAACTGCGGACTCATCGACATTGAGCACATCTCATCTAGTATCGAATTCAACAACATCGGTACTCAACGTGGAATGGAGACTGACCTTGGTAATCAAGAAACACCTCGGTTGAAAACTCAACGTTCGAGATTCGTCAATAAGAGCCACACTCACAAAGAGCGGTCGTTCTATACTGTGCGAAACTATGCGAGGATGCTCCTTGGTACACTTGACCACGGTACTCCTTTTCTGCTGAAGCAGGTTGATGAACTCTGTAAGAAACTCTACAACGAGTACCGTTTCACTAGCAATGAACGATACGAGATGAGGGCAACAGCCATCGTCTATTTCGTTCTCATGGAGAACAATGTCAACGTCTCTCTTCGCAAGATTGGAGATGAATATCAAGTCAACAAGACACAGACCTCTCGCTTGACACGAAAGATTGCTACTTGGTTAGGTAAGCCACATGTCATCTCAAACGACAAATCGATTGCCAAGATTAGGAGCATCACACCGAAGATTCCTGTAGGTCAGGATTACACCAGAAAGTGCCTACAGGTCTATGGGTATCTTGAGACACTTCATTCAGAATTAGGAGTTACACCGAGTCGTCATCTTGGAGCGGCTGTGGCATATCTCACTGCACTTCTGGAAGGATACCCCGTTACGCAAAACACGATTGAACAGTTCTTCGAAGTTAGCCCGAGAACGATTTGGCGAGCGATGGAACAGATTAGGAACATCACGAACGTCAAAAATAATCAGGAGTTCAAACTACTGATGGTTAACAATTTTATCCAAGGAATTAGAATGGAGGAAGAGAAATGAAAAAGATAATGATTATTGGAGCAGGAGGAATCGGTAGCCATTTGGTTCCGATTCTAAATCGAACAGGATGCTATGAGATTGAAGTATGGGATGCTGATAGAGTAGAAGAGAAGAATCTACTTACTCAGAACTTTACGGAAAAGGAAGTAGGTCGATTCAAGACTGACAGTATCGCTGGAAAGAATGTAATTGGTAAGCGGTTTAACGTTAGAACTGACAAACAAATGCAAGGATATGATTTGGTGGTATGTTGTGCTGACAATCTGGGCATTAGGCGGACCCTTTATAGGGGCGCACCTAACTGGCTTGATTTGAGGGCGCAAGGGAGGAATGGGATTCTTATCTCGTATAAAACTCCTAAATCAATGATGACTGAAGTATTGAAGGGACCAGATGGTTCTTTCTCATGTCAAGGAACAGAATGGGATGGAAAGAGTGAATCTCTAAATTTGATACATACTGTTGTAGCAGGATTAGGTGCCCAATGGATTCATAAGCATTTCAATGGAGAAGAGGTGAAGGATTACTTTATGATTAATTTCTGAGGAATAAAAATGGCAAAGAAAGTCAGACATAAGAAAGACCCTGCAACTAGAAAACAGTGCCGTCTAATTTCGCAACTTCAAACTGAGTTAGCAATCAAAGATGGTAAGTTGCCTGCTAATATGAAAGCAGTTGATAAAATTCAAAATGCTAAAGATATTGAAAATGCTTTAGTAAATGCGGGTCATTTAACAAAAGGTATGGCATCGGAGGCGATTGTAAATATGAAGAAACAATTAGAAAATAAGAAACAAGAAAAGAAAAAGAGACAGGGACCAAAGACTTTCAATAAGTGGACGAAGAAAGAGGAGAAGACTCTAACTCAACTATTTTTGGTAGAAGGATTAAGTTATTCTGAAGCCGCAAAAAAGATGGGTCGTTCACTTTCATCAGTTAAGAATAAGTGTCATTCTTTGAAGTTGTATAAAAATGCGACTGAAGAACCTAAAACACAACAATCTCTTGATGAAAAATATGTCTTAGAACTGATTCGTTCTGAAATTAAAAAGTTCGAGAAAGAGTTCAGAAAGGACATGGAACAGCACCTCAAGGCGACACAACTTGATGATAAGAAGGACGTTGTGAAGCCATCTAAGGCTGAGGATTCTGAGAACCCAATGGTACGCCATGAGCCTACAGAAAGCCTGTTGGAGACCCTTGATAGGCTCAAGAACCACCTTCTTCTAGACTATGTGAAGGGTGAGTTGGATGGATGATGACCTATTCGTGACCGGACCAATTATCGATTGGGATGATACTCCTTGGGATGCTCTGATTCGCCAATCGTGGGAAGGTGAAATTGACAACGATTTCTTGATGGCAATCTGGGATACTTCAGAAAGTATTCTCGGTGGACTTGAAGTTCAAGTGGTCATTGACGCAAAGAACGATATCTACATCTCCAAGGGTACGCCATCATTCGTAGACTTTCAAACAGAACCTGTAGGTATGCGACTACCAATTGAGTGTTGGATTCACACTCATCCATTCGGTGCCGCATATTTCAGCGGAACAGATTGGCGAACAATCAACACATGGAAACCCAATATGAAGACAGCAATTGTTCTCGGTAAGCCATACTGTCGTATGTGGGAGCGAGGATATCAGACAGAAGTCGAGAGTGGTTGGGCATATCATCCACTACACCCCTTCTTGGAAGAGAGCGTGGAAGAATGAAGTGTCCATTTTGTGGTAGTGTCGTTCTGACGAAAGTAGTGACTCTGAAGAAACCAACATATGCCAGACAAGCACCACAAAGGGTACTCATTCAGTGCAAAACCTGTGATTACGAGGATTCCGTATGAAGAAACCTACAGTAACTGTAAGGCTACCTGCACCGGTAGGCACGGAAGTAAAGTGTCCAATCTGTGAAGGAAATAAGTGCAAGGTGTGCGAGTTTTCTGGCAAAGTCAAAGTGAAGGTAGATGCTAAGGTTCCTGTCCAAAGGGCGCATATCATCAAGTATATCGCTGACAACATGAAAGAAGTCGCATCTGAATTGACTCGACTTTACGGACTCACACCTCAGGTCGAAACCTCAGAAGTCGTGGTCAAAGAATCAGGGACCTACGAAGTCATTCAGGTATCGAGCATCGGTGGAGCGTGTTGGATTGCGTTCCGTGTTGATGAACTAGAAACTCCGAAGTATTTCTTTTCGTACAAGGAGTTCAACGCATTCAGGAGGCCCGATTTTGAATAATCTAAAATTGAACGGTAGAGTTCCTAGGAACGCTGAAGAGGAAATCAAAATCACTTCTGGTGTATATTGGAATATTCCTGTAGTGGATATTCGGTGGTACAAGAAAGATACCGCAACGAGAAAAGGAATTAGGATGAACCTACAAGAAGCGAGAAAGGTTCGTCATATGCTAGACAAGGCAATTCGTAGTCTGGCACAAAATGAGGAGGAATGAATATGAAATATGAAATAAATGACGGAGACGTTACGAAATTTATCAGTGAACAAAAAATCAAGGGTTTGCTGAAAGCGAGACACAACAAGCAGTTGGGAGAGGGTGCATCAGCACGTTTCTCCAAGTATAGCCGTGATATCATCAAGCACTTTGCTGACTTGGTAAATCACATGCAGAACTTGGACAACACTTCCCGTGGCCCAAGGATTCAGCCACGACACGTTGACATGGCCTTTGCCGTCTTTGCTCACCAAATTCTTGACAGTATCTATGAGGATGATTCGAATGTCGCAGATGAGACTGATTGACTTCTCTCGGTTAATGGAAGCAACAGAATACAGCACTCCTACTCGGAGCATCAATGTCATCGCTAGAGGTGAACATTGTAGTGAGTTGATTCAGATTCTCTCTCTGGAACTTGAACCAAATAACGTATCACTTGCACGAGCCACGAAGTGGATTTCATCTGCGTTCGGCCTATTTCATGATGAGATTGTAGACGAGTACGATTACCATGGAGAACTAGGTGATGCCATTTTCTTCTTCGATGAAGATTACGAAGGTGATGGCGAATCTCCTACGCTCAGAGAAACCATCTCACTCTTGGAAATGGATTGCCGTGCAATGGATTCAGATTCCTTTCGACGCTTCAGTTCGGCCATTCGAAAGATGTCAAGTCTTGAGCGAAAGTGGTTCATTCGATATTGGATTAGGAAACCAAGGAACTCCTTGGGAGCATCAAATGTCCAGAAGTTGCTGAAGAAGATGTATCCTGATAACTACAATGAGCAACACTTCAATTCTAACTCCAACACTTCCCTATACCAACACTACAGTTCCGGTATGGAAGTCAGAATGACACTGATGCACGGTCAATTCGTGAAGCCCATGTTGGCTAAGGTGGTTGAGCCGAAGAAATGGCCAAGTGAAGTTCATGTGGATGTCAAGTATGATGGTAACCGATACCAAATCCACAAAACAGGTTCCAACGTTTTGATTTTCAATCGACGTGGCAAAGTTGTCACCGAGAAGTTTCCCGACGTTGAACAAACGGTGTTGCGATTCCCTGTTGATGCGGTTCTAGATACTGAAATCTATCCGGTAGAAAATGGGAGGCCCGCTCCACATCAGAGACTTGGAACTCGTATTCATTCAAAGAATGTAGAAGAAGCAATAGAGAAGGTTCCTGTTAAATTGGCAATCTTCGATATTCTGTCGCTAGACGGTTTATATATCATTGACCGTCCACTACGAGAACGCCTACAATTGTTGCAGGATAACTTCGGAGAACATACTGCCATTTCCTACATTATGGATGAAGTTTCACCACTTCAAGCATATCAGTTGGCAATCAATGATGGATTCGAAGGAATCATGGTGAAGGACCTAAACGATACATATCACCCCGGAAAGAGGAAGTGGATTAAGCATAAGCCTCCACAAATTGACCTAGATGTGGTTATCATTGGTGGACGATATGGTGACGGTAAGCGAAGTAATGTCTACGCTTCCTTTGACATTGCAGTGAAGTCAGAAGATGGCTTTCTGGACGTAGGTAGCATTGGGACAGGCTTTACAGATTTACAGTTCAGAACACTGACGAATCGCCTGAGGAAAATCCTAGATGGCTCCACCAGAAAAGGAAGTGAGTTGACATACCATTTCCTTCCGAGGGTTGTTCTTGAGATTACAGCAGATGCAGTAACAACCGATGATAATGGAAACATTGGTTTGAGGTTTCCACGCTGTAAAAGAATTAGGGAAGATAAACCCGTCAGTGACATTAACAATGAAGATGACATTAGGGAGTTGATTGAATGATTAAGAAAGGTGAAATGACAATTATTGATGGACAAGCATTCAGGTGCATAAAGGTTGATTCTGATGGATATGCCCACCTTAAAAATGTCATTCATGAGCAAGGGAGACCAAAGAAGATTCATAAGTCAAAGTGCCCGTATATCGTTGACGGTAAGGTTGTAGAGCCTACTAAGGTAAAAAAGAAGAATCTTAGGGTTTCTGGGACTATTAACATAGGAACCCTTATGAGAGATTTGACCGAACGACAGGTGAGCCGTGAAGCGGTTGCGTTCATGAAAGAGTGGATTGAGACTTTTATGGTTAATATGATGACATGGGCAGACAATAATGCCGAAGAAAGAGGTGACTCAAGAATTACTGCCGCTCATATTTATTGGTATGAAATGGACCCAAGACACGACCTATTAGGAAAAGGATACTGGCCTTCGCAAAACGAATACGTTCTAAGTCAATCTGAAGGTGTGTATCAATGAGCGCAAATCTCGACATCGATATCCAAAAGTGGATTGAAGATTTTGGAAGCGTGACTTCTTACACTTACATCGTCTATAGTAGCATCAATGAAGATGATTTGAATACCATTTACGCTGGTGTCAAATTTCTTTCTAGTAACTTGGATGTACCTTTCATGTTTCTAGAAGACACCATTGATGAGAAGATGGCTAGACAATTTGGAGTGAAGAGAGGGCACAAATTGCAGATTACGTTTCCGGGCAACGAAAAGAGTCGTGAGATTGAACTACGAAAAATCGTAGAAGAAGGTCTAGACTATCTTCGCCTTGAATACAAATATTGGGGCTGTTTCTGATGTTCAGCAAAGACATTTTGATTGGCGTACTGCTCTCTCTTGCGAAACCTGAGATTCACATCTCAAGAAATAATCGAGCAGAGATTGGGTATGCAGTAAGGCTTCGTGTAAATGTCAGAGGACAAATCGAATTTCTACGTGCTGTAGAACATGCGCTAGCACAACAGGGAATCGATTGTCTAGTGAAAGAGAAAGAACACAAAGGGCGTCCACACCCTATCCTACGAATTAGTGGAATCAAGAATCTGTATAAGACAACCATGCTCCTACCCGGCAACTATCCTGATGCCAAGGGAGAATGGAACGGATTCAAAATGTGTGTCGATATCTTTGGTGAAGGTCGACACCGTACTCTTGAAGGATTAGAATTGATAATGGCAATAAAGGGGATTGACAATGGGACTAACAAACAAGGCAACAAGAATTAGGCCAATATTACTGACAGGTAAACCCGGAACGGGTAAGTCTACGAAAGCGAAGACACTCGTTTCGGATAACCCTGTCATCATTTATGCGAGTGAATGTGACAAGATTGACGTTTCTTCAATCGAACGTAGCCGTGGAATCATCATCGAGGACGTGACCTACAAACCGAAGAAGGATGCTATCTTACACATCATTCGAAAATACAAGGGCCAAGTCGTCATCACTTCAAAGAATCAGAAGGATGTACCTGCCCCAATCAAGAGCACCTGCCAAATTAAGAGAGCAGGTTCCAAGAAGTTGCTTCAACAATCTATCAAGAAGAAGGCACCGAGGTCGATTGACCCTCTTGACCCAAATCAAGATGTCTTCCCAATGACCATGATGTATCTCAAGAACAGCGATAGAGATGAAGTCGCTAAGATGCTATTGTGGAATAAGCCACCTGATGTTCAAATCATTACTTGGCTCAGTGAAAATCTACATCCCAACAAACTTCTGTTCGTTGATGGTGTAGTAAAGAGGCGTTGGCCTCAGAAGTATCTCTACGAGATGCTCGCCTATGCACATGAAGGTAAGATGTATGGGCGACCAAATATGCCTAAGCGGGGTTCTTACTCTAAGATTCCCAGCATTTGTCGTCGCTTAGGTTTGAAGGGTGATGAAGAACGAACCCTTCGACAGTTGCTCAAGGACCCTGACTTCAAGGATTGGGCGAAAACTAAACTCGACAATTCGGAGTGCCGACTCCTAAAAATCGGAGAGAAGAGAAGAAAGAAAAAGACTGACAGGATTGTGAGAGATTCACGCCTACTAGATTATTGGTGATAAAAATGCTATGGACAGAGAAGTATAGACCGAAATATATCAGAGATGTAATTGGCCAAGATGCATTCGTTATGGATGCTGAATCATGGGCCGAAGTTGGAGATATGCCAAACGTACTGTTGTTTGGTAATGCTGGACTTGGGAAGACAGCGGGTGCTTATGCACTTGCTCGTACAATGCTCAAGGATGATTTCAACAGCAACTTCATCGAAGTAAATGCATCCGATGACCGACGACTTGAGACGGTTCGAACTAAGATTAAGGAAGTCGCATCTACGGGTAAAATCGGAGAAGCACCTTTCCGTATCATCTTACTCGATGAGATGGACGGCATGACGAATGACGCACAGAACGCACTCAAGCGTTTGATGGAACGTTATAGTCATAATGTGCGATTCATTATCACATGTAATGAACGTAATCGAATCATTTATCCTATTCAAAGTAGGTGTGCGAACTATTTGTTTTCTCCACTTTCTAACGAGAAGATTGCTACTATTATCAGTAATATTCTTCAGAGTGAAGGTATTGATGAGAAAAAGGTCGAAGGAATCGGACCCTTTATAGCCTCTTTCAATGGTGATGTTAGACGGAGCATTACGGAACTGCAAGCCGCTATCGCTTCCAATAAACCACTCAAAGAACAAACGGCTTTGGGATTACGTGAATATGAGAACATTATCTCACACCTTACCAATCAAGAATTAGATAGCGCACTGACGCTTTTACACGAATTAATTTATGCAGGTCGTAGTATGAAAGACATTTGTAATGGCTTGCATGATGTGGTAATGGCAGGAGAGTTTGACCACATGAAGAAATACAAATTGCTCCGAATCATCGGAGAAGGAGAATGGCGGTCCATGAATATGACTCCAAGAGTTTTAGCATCTTGGATGGCAGGACAAATGATTTGAGGTGAAAAATATGAACAACAAATTGACAACAGAAATTGAAAAAGCGGCCCAGAAGTTGAACATGCCCGTGGATGAGGTTACACAAAAGTTTGAGTCTATTATGACAGAAAACAACGTTGATTTCAAGAATGATGATAATCTCAACGTTTGTCTCGGTCTTTTCCGTGGATGGTTCTATCAGCAAACTGCTAACCGAAAAGGAAACAACAATGACTCCGGTTCATTGTTCAAGCCTGCTTTCGGATTCTTCGCTACCTTGGGTGACCCTCGTGGAGTGAACACTTGGAAGATTGGTCAGCACATTGCGGCTTTTGAGCGAGATGAAGATGATGCCTATGATACTGGACGAGTTGCTCTCTGTGAGCAAGTATCGAATGGTTGGAAGGTATCCCGTATGGATAAGGGAGATGAGAAGTCGAAGGTTTTCGGTAGTCTCCCATCAGCGGCTGTAGAGGTAAATGGTACATTCATCATTCCTCTTGACGAAGTTGCCGCCTATCCAAGTGGAGTTAACCGAAACTACGGTAAGCCCCTTGACCCGAATCTGATGAAGATTGAAGGAGTATTCGTTGGAAGTGTTGGAGAAGAGGATATGCAGAAGTATTACTTCTCCTACAAAGGAAAGGCCGCAGAAGATTTCAGGCCACCTACCTTTGAGTGGATTCATCTTGCTGTTATTCAGAACGATAACCGACCAGACAATATCTACGGTGGAACTTCAATGACTCTTGATTCTCTGCAAATCAACAAGAATCTTGACCCAGAAGGACCACTTTGGAAGAAGGAAGGAGACATCACTTCGGCTATTCAGGAACACTTGGACAGTAACATCGTTTCTCTCACAGAACTCGATGACTTCCATGGTAACATCATGGACCGAAACTACGGTGACCGATTCGTTGTGACGGATGGACTCGTTGTGAACATGAACATGACTCCTCTGAAGAACGGTAACCGTATCCTTTCGCTTTCTTCTCTTGAAGATGAATTCGACACAGAAGCACAACCAACTACCTGTTGGATTCCCTCTTCTATGCAAATCGATTTCGGAATCGGTAGCCAAGTTATCGTTGCTGGTCGAACATCTCAGAGAGATGTGGATGGTGAACTACAACCTGCAACAATCAACGTTGCTGGTCTTCTCGTTACCGAAGCATACGGTTCAGCAGAAGAATCCACAGAAGTTGTCGAAGAGAACTACGATTGGTTCTGAGGCGAGACTATGACAGTGTTTTACGGAAGACTACTCGTTAAGGGTGGAAGTTACATCATCTCTCTCGATGATGTTGACTTCATCACTTGGCGAAAGAACCGGGACGACGGTAAGTTCTGGTTGAAGTGCCACATTGGGACAAAGGAGGTGAGGTATGTTTGCGAAACGATGAGTGAAGTCACACATATCGTAAACCTCTGGGCACAGACAAAGAATCTCCACGATGTTAAATTGACAATTGATGATTTGGGTGAAAATGATGGGTTTGACAACTAAGACGAATACGAATGCCGCAGGAGAAAAGACGCAAGATAACGCACGAGTCTCTCTATTCCGAGAGAAACTAAAGCGACAAATGGACGCCCGACTTGGGCGAAGTAGTCGTTTGGTTTGTGGAGTGTGGGGAGAACCGAAGACGGTTAAATCTGGACTAGCACTTGATTTCCCAGATAAGAAAATCTACGTCCTCGATTGGGACGACGGTTGCGAACCTACTTGGAGACAGAATCACGATTCAACAGAAAGAATCGTTCTTTGGAATCCCCAAGTCATGAACGATAAGGGAGAACCTGACATTACTGAATCGGAGCGAAACTCCGAAGATTTCGTGCTATATGTTCAGCAACAAATCGAGGCCGGAGAAGACGCACTCTTTGTGTTCGATGGTATCGATAAGTGGCTAGAAACCTGCACCCTTCACGTTACAGGTTCATCCAAGATTGGTAAGCCACAGAAGATGAAGTTCGAGTGGGGCAAGAGAAATGCCCCATTCTACGCACTTCTGAAGATGTGCCGAAAGTTGGAGTGTGACCAAATCTACATCACTCATGCTAAGGCAGATTACGGTTCTACCGGAGAAGTCGTTGGTCAGAAGGCTAACTGGCACAACTGGGGAGATTTCCTACACCAAGTCATTGAGACAAAGCGTGTAGAGAAGAAAGGCACGATTACCTATCGTGCAACATTGCATAGCAGTAAGACGAATACACCACTCGTAGGAACATCATGGACTACTCTCGTTGTAGAAAATGGTGGAGTCGAGTGGACAGGTATTCCCGAACTTAGAGAAGGAAACATCTGAGGAATGACAATGAAATTTACAATTGACAATAAAGAATTACAAACACTACTGACTGACATCCAAATCAAAGGTAAGCATCTAACTGCGACAGGATTCAAATCATCCTCTCTCGGTACAGATGTCCATATCTCTGTGTACGATAATGTCCTAACACTTTGGAACGCTGACCAAACATTCGTTGTATGCATTCAGCACTCTGTTGAAGTGGACGAATCTGACGAAGGAGAGTGTGTTGTTGATGCTGATACAGTGATTGCTTATCTGAAGAAGTTCAAGGGAGATATCACGTTTGAAGCAACTGACCACCTCAAACTATCTCAGGGCACAAAGCGAGCAACTGCTGGAATCGTTGTAAGTCATCAACACATGAACTCTATCAACATGGGTCGGTCAATTATTGACAACGTACCATACGAAGTAGCAATGAACAGTATCTTCGATATGTCAGAAAAGAGCAAGAACGAAGCGGCCTTCCAACTACATTCTAGTGAAGTTCAAACTGCTATCGAATGTTGCGAAGTTGTGGGTAGTGGTGTCTACAATATTTCCTTTGATGGAGAGAGTGTCAACTTCTCTTCTCGTGATGGAGTCAAATCCTACGAGCAAGAAATGAATGTCATTCAGAAAGTCGGTGAACCTGCGGGTGCCGCTATCACGGGCGCATTTCATCGATTCCTTGAGAGCGATGTAATGTGCAACTTCTACATGACAGATGACCGACCGGTTATGGTAAGGATGCCAAATCGGTTCATGCTCAAAGCACCGAGGCTTGATTAGATGATTGTTACAAGAATGCCTGACCATCGCACTATCTATCTCGCATGGAGAGATGAAGATGGGAATAGGCAAACTCGTGTCGATATGGAATTCGCTCCATACTTCTTCATCGAAGATGATTCTAGAGAACCGTCAAGGTACAAGTTACCTCGTGGTCTCTATGGTTCCTTTCGATATGAAGAGGGTGAATACTACAACCTTCAGGGTAAGAAACTGAAGAAGGTCATCGTAGAGAAGTCAATTGACATTCGCTATGCCAAGGAGAAATTTGAGAAGACGTATGAAGCCGATGTTCCATATCATTATCGATACTGTATCGATGAGATGGATTCTATTCCTGAATACAAATTGCGAAAGTGGTATTGGGATATGGAATGGCAACAAGGTGGAGCGTACAATGAAGCAATCACTACGATTGTTGCCTACGATAATTACGACGAAGTGTTTTACCAATGGTGGTGGACTCCGGAGGAGATTGAATATGAGAATGATGAAGACAATGTTATCACTTATAGTTTTGAAAATGAAAAGGAAATGCTGACACATTTTGTGGAAGAGGTTTCGAATCTAGACCCTGATATGCTCATTGCTTGGTTTGGGTTGAAGTTCGACCTTCCGGTCCTCCTGCGAAGGTGCGCCGCCAATGGAGTTGATGCCCGAAGTCTATCTCCGATTCGCTCCGTTAGGGGCTTTCACGGAACGTCTGGTGGCTTTCAGTGCTCTATTGGTGAAGAAGGATTCCGTGACATCGAACAGCCCATAGGGGGCCGCATAACCCTCAATCTTGACCTTGCTTTTGAGCGTCAATGGAACGATTCTCAGAGGGGTACGTTGCCTTCGATGTCATTGGAGTATATCGGTCAAACTCTCTTCGGAGAGGGTAAGAAGAAGGAATCTAAATTTCAAGACCGAAGTGAATTCTTCCGACGAGGATGGCTCGAAGATACTCAGAACTACATGGAATACGCAGTGCAAGATGTAGAGTTGCTCCGGCGAATTGATGAAACGAACTTCACTAGCGAAGCAATCTTGGCGATTCAACGACTCATCATTGCTCCGTTTGATGCATGTTTCTTCGTATCTCATATGGGGCAGATTTACTTCTGCCGTAACGCCGATTGGAAAACTCACACTGGAACTAAAATTGCCAAAGAGGATAGGGTCAGTTATGATGGTGCTCTAATCTATGACCCTTTGACAGAAGGAACGAATGGTCGTTATGAAAACGTAGCCGCATTTGATTTCGCAGGACTGTACCCTTCGATGATGATTGCTAGAAATATTTCTTGGGAAACGAAGTCATTAGAACCAACTGAATTCGCTGTGAACATCTACACTCCCAGAGACTTCTCTGAAGGAGTTGCGAAGGAGATGATGTATTACAAAACGGATAAGATGGGTCTTCTGCCACGGGCTGTTCTAGAACTCAAAGAACTACGTAACGAATATAAGCGCAAGATGCGAGCGGCAAGGGACTCTGGTGATAAGATGGAATACGTCAAGTGGAACAATAATCAAATGGCTGTAAAGCGACTAATGGCATCATTCTATGGTGTTGTGGCAAAGCAGGGATTCGGTTGGGCTGATGTTGATTTGGCCGCAAGTATCACTGCTTCAGCCCGTGAAGCGATTCGTGAAGCGGCATTCAAAGTGAGGTCGATGACATGAAAGAATGTAGAATCTGTCACGCTGTAAGGCCCTCGATGCATGAAGGAAGGCACGGAGTGTGGTGCTTAGGTTGTATCGAACATGCTCAAGATTCATATTTGGTTCGAGGAGGCTGGAAACATCCGTAGGAAGACTTTGAGAAGATGCAACAACTGTGGGTTTGAAGAAGTAACCTCAAGAAATTCTCACGAGAAAGCCAGAAAGAATGGAGAAAGAACATATTGTGGTACTATGGTAGTCGCAGATAAACAAAGAAGGAGGTATAAACTTGATAGACCTATCAGGACTAATTGAAGCCCAAGAAGAGGGAAATAGAGTAATGCAAGAATTACTCAAGAATGTTAAACGTAGCAATAAAATTTTGATGATGGTTAACGCAGTAAACATTGCGACCATCATCACAATTATGATAATGATTTTGGTGAATTAAAATGAAAGTAGTTTATGGACACACAGATTCAATTTACGTTCAAATTGATTCAGTAGAAAAGGCGCAAGAGGTATTGGGTGAACTAAATGAACACGTCAGAAAAATATTCCCGAATGTTCTTGGACTTGAATCACATCCTGTGGTTCTTGAATTTGAGAAGTATTTTCTCTCCCTTGGTGTGGGCACGACAAAAAATCGTAACGCTGGTCTCATCGCTTGGGAAGACGGCGTTTGGTTGGATGAACCCAAATTCACGATGACGGGATTCACTGCGAAGAGGATTTCAGAAACGAAGTTGGCATCTCAGTTCCAGATGTCCGTTCTTAGAAAATGGGCACAAGGATACACCAAATCCGAGATGGACGAATTCTGTGCTAAGGAGTATTCCGATACTCTGGAAGGAAAGAAGGAGTTCGACCTTATCGTAAAACGTTCTAGAATGCGTGAAGACCGATTCAAGGTCCGATGCCCGAACTGTGGAAGCAAGTACCATCTCTTCGAAATCGACTTCGATAAGTGCCAAGGGGAAGATAACGTGGGAGAACCATGTCTACTACGACCACGATTCTTCAGGACTCTGGAAGGTAAGATGCCATCTATTGGTTCTGGTATTGCCGGAGTCGTTTATGGATGGGAGCAGAACTTCGACTTCGATGATTCGTACCTTTACATCAAGGTGAATCCTGACCCAAAAAATCGATTCACACACCCTCTCATGAGAGAGAAGAGAACGGTAGAATTCGTTTCTGCCCCTACCAAGGAAGTCTTGGAAAACTACGAACCAAATTGGTTCTTCTATGCCCAGTCTCTCGTAAAGAAGGCTGAACCCATTTACCGAGCAATGGGTTGGGACATGTCGGCAGTAACTCGGGATAGAAAGCAAACTACACTGGATGAGTGGTTCTAATGGATAGAGAATACACATATGATTGGAAGCCTGAAAATTATGACAAGCCGGGTGAACCCATCTTGAAGATTTCAAAGTCTTCACTTGGGTCATTCGATTGGTGTCCTGAGAAATACAAGAATCAGTATCCTCTCAGGATGCCAATTGACCAAACGCCTGCAATGTATAAGGGAACGGTAATCCACAACACCCGAGAGGATTTCTTCAACACATTCGATGTGAAGAAGGCAGAAAGCATGACCCCTTCAGAAGTAGAGCAGTATATCTTGGGATTACACCCTATCGATGACTTTGCTGATATCTACATCAATATGGCATCGTTTGAGGCTGAACGTTTTATCGAGGCTCGACAGGAAGGGAAGGTACACGAGTTTCTCCCAGTCATCAACGAGAAGAAGTTCGATTGCGTGATTACCATCAAGAAGGACCAGAATAGCAAGTTTCCCCTAAAGAGAGATTATGATGTTCACCTTCAGGGAATCATTGACCGAGTGTTCATGGAGAACGGAGGACTCATTCCCTTTGAGTTCAAGACAGGTCCTTGGAAGGATTACAAGATGAGCATGATGCGCAAGGAGATGGCGTTCTATCAGATTATGATTAACAACACCTCTGACGAAATCAAGGAAGAGATTGGATGTCCTCCCGGTGATGTGACTCATTGGGGATGGTACTACCCTGTATCGAATTACGTCTACGTTGAAGAGATGAAGAAGTCCACAATTACAGCAGTTAAGAAGAACATTGCCAAGATGATTTTCCACTATGAGTGGAATATGTGGCCACCTAAGTATAATACTAGGACCTGTGGGTACTGTTCGTTCTTCGGAATCTGCTCTGCTGTTCAGGAGGAAACTTGGGTATGATTGACAAATTAGTAAAGCAAAAAGTTCTGTCGAGGTCTTGGTCTTTTTCAGATATTTCGAATTTAGTAAATACTGTAAAACTACTATCTCAAGAAATCTATATGGAATTGAAACTGACCGAAAGATTTGAACTCGTTCGTGAAGTTAGAATTAATGAAAACTTAGTCGGTACTCATTTTGATGAAGCACTCAAAGAAATGGTAACGACTGTATTACAACTGAAAGTTGGAGAAGTTTTCAAAGAAATGTTAAATGGTGCAACAATTAATTTTGGTGGTGAAAATGAAATTTCCGAGGGAAGTCTGGGCCGGGAGTCATCTGACGACAAAGGGACAGATGAAAAGAAGAATAGTAAGAAGTAAGACCTCTTACGTCTCTTTCATCAAAAACCAGAATAATAAGACGAACGTATATACGAATGTTTATGATTATACTGAATTTAATGAAAAGTCAAAGATTGATTCTTCTGTAGTTTTAGATAGAATTTTTCTAGACTTTGATAGTCACAATGAACCGATGCAAAACTCATTCGATGATTTCAAAACAGTTCTAGGATGGGCTATCGAAAATGATTATGAAAGAACAATGTTCTTCTCTGGGAATGGGTTTCATATGTTTCTCTTTGGTGAGGTAACTGATGATATTCGTGACATTCAGTATTTCCAGAAAGAAGTCGTTGAATTTCTAGAGAGTAACATTTCTAGGAAGTCAACTCTTGACGAGAGGGTTTGTCAGCCTACTCGATTGAGGAGAGTTCCCAACACTGTTAACATGAAAACAGAGAACTTCCTCTACTGTATCCCTTTGCTGGATAGTGACCTCGACTCCTCACTAGAAGAGATTCTAGAGATGGCCCGAAAACCACGCCATATTCCGAGGGAGTTGGCCGGGAAAACGAAGGTCTCTTGGCCGCATGCCCCCGATTTGATGGAAGTGGAAGGCGAGGTATCAGTCCCAAAAGCAGTGGGAAACCTGCCCATGTTGCCCTGCTTGCACAATGCCATCATGGTAGAGAATCCAGCCCACGAAGCCAGATACTATCTGGTCCAGTGGTTCCGTGATTTACTAACTGGGCGAACAAATATTCTATCTCGTAGCGAACAAGAAAAGATTCTAGACGCTATTGTTGATGAAATTGAACATATCGTGACGAATACAGATGAGATTTGGCTCGATTGGAACCGTGAAAAAACGAAACAACATTCTTCTTTCTCGGTATATAAAAACATGAAAACTCCCGGTTGTCTCACACAACTGATACCAAAAGGATATTGTATCGGAAAGTGTTGGAGATACCCGGACTTCGTAGGAGGAAAACAAAATGGAGGAAAAGAAAATGAGACAGACAACGTTAATTGAATTTGGATTGAAAGTAAATCGACAAATGACACTTATTGAGTTTGGTCTAGATGTTGACAATTGATAGCCGAGAGAATTCTGCTCTATCCATTGAGGTAGAAAAGAAGGCTAAGGCTTTGAATATTGCTACAAAGAAAGAGTTTATCGAAGTCGGAGACTACGTGTTTTCTGACGTATGCTTTGAAGCAAAATCAGTTGTAGACTTTTTAGGCTCAGTAATGTCAAAGAGGTTATGGACTCAAATCGATAATATGGATAGGTACTACCAAACAAATGTAGTAATTATTCATGGCGATTTGGATGAAGGTATTCAGATGGTTAAGGACCATGTGGTATCTAAGATGCCAGAACCTGCCCGTAGTATCACACTTAGGAACAAATTTCTAGGTGCTATTGGGCGAATTACGTTGGACACAGACGCCAAGGCTTTCTGGGTCCCTTCTCATCGTGAGGCGGCATTGATTATCACCGCCATTTGTAAGATGAGACCACTAGATAGGCCAACTATCAAGCCCACTCTTGCTAAGAGGATTTCATCCGATGATGTTCGAGCAGATATGCTTGCCACCATCAAGGGCGTATCCCACGCAAAAGCGGAAGCACTGTTGGAGAGTTTTGGTTCAATCATGGAAATTGGGGAGCACAAGGCTTACAATCTCTCCAGAGTCAACGGTATTGGGGAGACCGTAGCAAAAAGAATCCTCGACGCACTTAGCAATGAAGACAAGGTGAGAATATGAATGAAGAATATGAAGAAGAAATGTTTGAAGAAATGCTAGAACCCGAAGAGGTTGAGAGACTCAAGGTTCCTAAACTCGTCAGTAAATACATGCGACGAGCATTGGAAATCTCGAACTACAACCCGATTCCTGCCGGAATCAATGCATTCGTACTTCTTGGACAGGCGTTCAAGAATTACGTAGCGATTCCTGTTGGCCCATCAAAGGTTGACCTACGAGTCCATTTCATCTGGATTCAAACGTCAGGAACGGGTAAATCGCAGATGTGGAACTTCGTCCGTCCGGTATCAGAATCAGTATTCAATACCATTAACGCAATCGAAAGTCACGAAGAACGTTCTCTAGATGAATACAGTATCTTCGACACAAAGGAATACACTGCCGCCGCTCTGATTGGTAGTAGTCGTCCACTTACGAGTGCTGAACAAGCAATGTACGATGATGACGAAGATGCTCCGACCTCGATGGAAGTCAAAGGAGAACTATTCGGTAGTGGATTAGCATCTTGGGACGAGTTCGAAAACTCTGGTGTGTTCAAGGAAAGTGGGCATAAGGAGGGTATCATCAACTATCTGAATACGTACATGAACGATATGTGGGGCCAGACCTACATCATGACAAAGAAGTTGGCAAGTGGAGATTTGATTTCGTGTGAGTGCCAAAGGTCCACGTATGCTACGACGTATATCCCAGAGAACTTGACCAAGATTATCGTGACGAAGGGTGTTCTTCAGAGAATGGTCATTTACATCCGTGACGTTCCAGTAGAGGAACAGAAGAAGATGAATGCAAAGCAAATCTCGATGATTGGTAAAGCGTCTGACTCGCAAATCGTTGTTGATGATATTAGTCAAGAAATCGTAGAAGTGTATAAGAAATTGAAGAAGCGATATAAGCAACGTGGTGAGAATCCCATCAATACTATTCAGTATGACGATTCATTTTCTCAGGCTATTCAATTGAAATACAATGCGATGGTAGCCCTTGTCGAAACTTCACCAAAGAAGATTCGTGACCTTGGGTTGAACTTTTCTACACGTTTAAGAGTTAGTTTACAAAAGATGGCAACTATCTGCTGTATTCTTGAGTCGGCTGATGATGAGATTACGGACAAAAGATGGGTCGCAACATCTAAACACGTCAATCAGGCGTTTCTTCTCCTCCGAGAATGCTATAACGGATTGCTGACGTGGCTAGAGTCGAGCATCCGAATGCCGAAGTCGGTTCTTCAGAAAGAGAAGACGCTAACAGAGTTTGAAAAGGCATATACTCAAGCAGAGAAAGAATTGGATGGATTTGTTAAAAAGAATACCATTCGAGAAATCTATGTAAGCAACGGTAACAGCCAAGCAAAGTTCTATACGGATTGGAGCAAAATTAAGTCGAATTGGCTATCTAGAAAAGAAGGAAAGGTAGTATTCGTAAAACCAAAAGGTGATGAAGAATGACGTATGAAAACAAGTATGTAGTGTTTGATGTTAACAAAGGGCCAAAGGTAATCGTTGATTCCTTAAACACCTTTGGGGAAGATGGATGGGAGTTAGCCTCCTTAATCACCGTTGCTGGTGAAAAAATTGTAGCCTTCCTCAAGCGTGGACCTCTTGGAGAGCCTGAGCCAGTTGACGAGAATGCTGAGAAACTTGCCAAACTTTGGGGTAATGGCGGTAAAGCATGACCGTAATGGCTCTTGACTTAGAAACGAAGAACCTTTCCTCCGACATCGGGGGATTCGGTAACACTCACATGTTTCTGGTGTCAACTGTAGCAACTTGGGATGGTGACAAAGGTACTGTCTATATTGATGAACCAGTGGACAATTTTGCTAAGTCTGGTCATGAAGTTAAACCACTAAGTCAACTAAAGTACGATTTGGATGACCATTTTGAAAAGGGTGGCAAACTTCTAGGGCACAATATTGCGGCTTTTGATTTACCTATTCTTAGGGATTCAATGGACATCTATTGTATTAACAAATACATGAAAGAGAAGCAGTATATTGATACGAGCCATTATTTGACAAAGCAATTTGGCGAAAGGTTCCGACTCAACAATTTGGTTCACCACACACTAGGAGATGAGAAGATGTATGATTCTCTAGATGCTCCTCGTTTGTGGAAACAAGGGGAGTATGATGAAGTGGCTAAGTATTGCATGAAAGATACAGTATTGGTTTACGACCTTTGGAAGCATGGCCAAGAAAACGGTATTGTTAAGGGCTTATCTATTGAGCAAGAAGAAGTAAAAGATTTGGAGGTGGAATGGTGACAACTTGGGAATGGCTAGGTTTAATCGTATTCATCCTTCTCATGGGTCTTCTTTTCTTCGCTACTTTTGGGACTAATGAAAGGTCTCAAGAGAGTATCGAAGAATATATGGCACGACTTATGAGAAGTGATAAGAATGGCCCTTAGAGAGACTTGCATATATTGTCTTAGCGAAACCATTCCGGTTCGCATGATTGGCATCTATGTGGGTTCTCCAAAGAGAACAAAATTATGGGAATGCCGAGAATGTTTCGGCATTTGGTCTGAAAAAGCAAATTGAGGTGATATGATGAACAGAAAAGATTGGAGCCAAGTCGTTGACCGTTTCCCGGCCGCACTCATTTGGATTGTCACAGGCATCTTCCTGCAATTCAATGCATCGTTCTTCGCTGTTGATGTGTTTGCAGAGGGAACAACAGGGGAACTCGTATCCCTGAATCTCGTCATCATCGGTACAGTATTAACTGCCATTGGTGTTCTTCTACCGCCGTACAAGGCACTACAACTCGCTCTGAATACTCCCGAGGTGGATGACGAAGAGTGAGACTCATGGGGGTTTTGCAGGCAAATTAGGGTGGCCCCT